CCATGCCAACCTTTTTCATGCGTTGCTGCCACTGTCCGGTAGATTTCTTTATCTTACCATCAGCGTCTCTTAAACTCTTATCTAATCCGGTAGTATCACCACCGAATTTTACCATTACATCCCCGGCGTTTATAGCGATATTACACCTCCAGCTAATAATACTTGGCGTTGACATCTATCCCCGTACTTGCTATAATTAAAGGTGTTAGGAGGAATCAAATGCCAGCACCAATTAAAATAGAGAGAGAAACCATCAATCAACTTTACCATGTTGATAACCTCAAGATGAGTGAGGTTGCTCAAAGACTTGGAGTTTGCCGTGATACCATCCGTAGGAATATGCGTCTTTACGGTATCCACACTAAAACCCCCAAAGTTTACAGGGAAGGGCAGGATCCCAGAATTATTGCAATGTTGCCTCAAGCTAAAGAATTTTATTACGACAAGGAATATTCCTTTGGAGAAACCTACCAAAAGTTGGGTATATCTTTTTATGCCCTCAAGCGATTATTTAATGAAAACAATCTTCAATTAAGGCATCCCAGTGAAACTGTTAAGTTGGCTTATCAAAAACACCCCCAAATGGGATTTAAAACTGGGAATATGCACCCTCGCTATAATGGCTACAGAACTAATGTAACTCGATCTGGTTATGTAAGGGTATATGTCCCTAGCCATCCCCGAGGTGGAGTAAATGGCTATGTTTCTGAACATATATTGGTCTGGGAAGATAATCATAAAATGCTATTACCCGATGGCTGGGTAATACATCACCTGAACGGTATCAAGGATGATAATCGCCCTGCAAATCTTCTGGGATTGCCGGATAGACTACATCGTAGAATTTTAGCTGAGAAAGCCAAGCGTATCAGAATATTAGAAAATAGGGTGAGAGAATTAGAACAATCATTACTGGTAGCCTCTAGGATGAACCACACTTAATCCTTCTTGACAACCTTAATCAAGTTATTAGCTTGGCTGAAAAGTTGTTCGTCTGAGACAGTCGGTTTTTTCTTCCCTTTCCCATTCCATGCTTCAGCTTCCCGTTTCTTACGATCACTTAATTTCTCGCACATAAGCGAAAACTCTTCATCTGTCCAGTTGGCAAAAATGTATTCAGGTGCTAAATGCCATTCTGACAAAATGAATTCTAGCCCTTCCGAGATGGAGATGGGCTTGGGGTCATCATCTGCGGCAGGGTCTCTGATAAAGGGAAAGCAAGATTCATCACCACCTGGAAAGCTACGGCAATATCAGCCTCGGTAGCTATTTCCTCTATCTCGTCCCGGTTGAGGTCGCGGGCATATTCAAAGAATAGGTCAATAATCTGATCTTGGCTTTCAACCATTAGAGCATTGATAGCAGCGGCAAACTCCTCTGGATTATCGGTGTTCGCTTTAGCGTATTTAGGCAATCCCGATATAAGGGAAATTACCTTCTTGCGCCAGGGGCGGGAATACTTAATCACTAAAGGACTAACATCATACTCCCGCCCGCCGAGCGTCACTTTGATAGGTTCTTGAAAAACCTTTTGTTCTTCTGTCCGTTCTTCCATTACTTACTCCTTATTTGTCATGTTTATTACTTATTTTCCGTTACACTTTGTCACAAATAATACCTACTATTTGTTACACTTAGGCAGCGTTGTCAACAATCGTGCAGGCTTGTTCACCAGACGGCTTTAATGCCTGGAAAGTTACCGGGACAACTGTTTTCTCACCCTTCTTATAGGACATACCCACAGATCCATTAGCTGTAGCTTTGGGGAGGAATATCTGCCTCAAATAGCCGGCCGGGGTGATTCCCTCGATGCGGAGATTCAATGTTTTATTAACCCCTGCACCTATGGTTAGGATATTGCCTGATAGCACAGCGCCAGCCATTGCATTACTGATGTTTAGCAATGAAGTCTCGGCCATATTACAAGTGACCGCAATAGTTTCTTTGGTGATTACTCTATCAACCGGGACAGTCTCTTCCTCAACCTCAATATCGGATTCGTCAACGGAATATTCAAAGGTTACCCCATCTTCAGTATAGCCAACATCAGTGAAAGGAGAACTCAGGGAAATAGCTGGACCGGTACCCCCCGGCTCTATGGTGTAGACAGTACCCATAATCTCGATGCTGTCGATGTAGGAGGTTCTTGCAGGTGAAGATTCCCATAGTTCAACCCGTACTCTGGTTAGTATCCAGTTCGCACAATCAGCCCCACTGGTTAATGCTTCAATGGCTGCTTGCTGTCCGTTAAGTGCCGCTAATCCCCAATCAAAGAACGAGGCTCCTATTTCGTCAACCCCGCCTATACCAGAAAGGTCAGCATCAGCGCACGATTGCTGCAACCAAGTATTGCTTCCTGTAATACCCTGCAGGTCTACGTCTGTGATTTCAGCCCAAGCATCAGAATCGGGATCCTCAAACCTGAACTCAAACTGAGCAAAGTTTGCGGTGACTGCGGAGCTTTTGTGCCAGAAACTATTAGTGGTAAGGGCGGCTGTCCATGCCGTCATCGTTATGCCTGTGGGTGGAGTAATTTGGACGTGGGTGCTGCCGGCATCTCCGGAACCGGTCTTGGTGAGCTTTACCGATCGACTCCCAGCATACTGCTCAACAGTAGACCATTCAGCTCTAGCGTCATTTGGCTCCCTTATTGCCAGGGTCGCCACACCCGTCAAGACATTTGCTATTGTATTTGCCATGATTATTTACCCTCCTGTTGTAGTTTTATATAATAAAGCGCCTTTTCTGGTAAGGCGGCTGGTTTTTCTGGTTCTTTAATTGCCTCATCTTCCTTTTCAGGTTCTTTAGGTATTGGCTCCTCCTCGTTTAGTTCTTCTTTGATTTTTGCCTCTAATTCAGCCATTGATTCGTCAAAGTTATCGCTTACTACCATGCTCCCTCCTTAAACCCCTAGATTTCTATTGTGTAGCCTCTGATTATGTTTCTACCCGTATCATCATCTTGAAGAAGGTTAAAACCCTAAAATAGTTAGGCAATTCAACTTCAATAATGTCTTGACCCTGTCCTTCTTCTATAGCACTCATAATTGAGTAAGTGGTACCGCTAACCACTACATCTATCATCTGGATTCCTTGTAGCGCGGAGAAAAGCGCCCGGTAAACCTCTCTGGCATCTATTGGATTACCTGCCCAACAATCAAACTGGATTGACGGGTTTACTATTTTTGCAATATGTGGATTGGATACCCCGCCTCTTGTGAAGAACGAAACTGCCGGGAGGTCTGTGTTTTCAGGTAACCTCGGGCAGAATATTCTAAACGAGCCATCAGTATTAGTAAGCAAGTCTGTTAAATCTGATGGAGTTATCAAATACGCCCTGATGATACTATTTGAGTCTGCTATCATAGTTCCTTCCTTACCAATCCATCCAGTTTACCGATATGCCTATCAAGGGCGGGCTTCATATATGGTCTGGCTGGCATTCTGGCTGTCCCTATTTCCAACCACCCCCCATATTTGCTCGTCGAATATACAGAACCAGTTAATCCCTTGTGCTTATAATCGATGGACCGGCTATTGTTACCAGTTAGCCATGGAGTATCGTTTTTAGCATCTCTGGTTATTGCAACTATTACCGCTAATAACCCTTTACCGCCGGCACTCACTAATTCTCTTTTAACACCGGGGAGGTCTAGGTTGATGATTATTCTGGAATTTATCTTCACCGGACTACCTTTAGCCAGCATCTCTTGTGTTGATTGGTTGCGGCATCTGCGAAGTTTTCCACCAGTAGGATTTCATAAGTAATACTGTTTATGACCACTCTGTCCTGCTCGGTTATATCTACAAGACCGATATACAGGCGATTATCAGCAACCACCACTTCAGCCCCTACCTTAAACTCATGCCCTCCAGATGTTGAAGCCTCTAGCCGGCAGGCTTGATCCGTTAGATAATCAGCCCATGTTTTAGCCGGTGTCCCATAAGCATCAGCTACGCCTTCTGAGAAGCGTCTAACGGTGCAGGTATCTTTGAGCAAAGAGGTGAATGACATTAGTCGCCCTCCTCAGTTATCCCGGAACCATAAGTAAGATCAGGTTCGGCCCATGTCATATAAGGCGTACCAGATTCAGTAGCCCGGAGGTTGCTTGCCAGCTTAGTCATTTTATCGACTGACTTCTGAGTGTATTTATAATCCCCTATCGTCTCGCTATCAGCGTTAGATGCGTACTTAGCCGCCCAGGCATCGAGGGCATCCGCGGCCGCCAGGTTAATACTGTTTGAATTTTCAGTAAGAAAATAGGTTATTTCTTCATCGGTAAATACATAATTGGTGGTATCAGTATCGCTTATCTTCAGCCGTACTTTGCCGACATTTGTGGTAATATCATAAGTTACTGTCATTCGCAATTCCTCCTTTTACGCCATGTGGGTAATCTCCCCATGTTGAGTCGGGAAGATTTTATTCTGCTTATGGCTACTCTCGCCAATTCCTTCAACACTGTGCAGTAATGTATAATCACCGATACTGCCAGATTGGTTGAGGTTGATACTTTATATGCAAACCTCTTTATGACGGTAGCAGATATAACTAGGTTGGCTGTGGTTCTAACCGTATGACTAAAGCCCTTTATAATGGTAACCGCTACTGTCAGGTTAGTGCTTGTGGTTATTTTCTTTGCCAAAGTCCTAAGTATTGAAACTGCAACGGTCAAGTCGGAAATTACGGTTATAATATGGCTGACTGTTTTAGCTATGATTACTGCTATAGTCAAACCGGGGTTCATAGAGCGAACAAAACTAATTACCCTATTTATCGTAGTAGCAATCGTTAATCCCGGTGAAGTGGAACGGGTAAAGGTCATAAACCTAGCGATAATTGCTGAAACTGCCAAGTTAGCGGATGTTGCAATTGATCTACTCCATCCCTTGAGTATAGTGACCGCAATGCTCAATCCGGGAGAGGTTGCTCTATGCCAATCAATATCCCTATCCACACTAACGGAAGCCGTAAGGCCGTAAGTTGTTGGTACTCCTGCAATAGTAATAACTAATTTGGGCGCATAAGTAGAAGAACCCGTGTAGGAGATGATAGTCCTTCTGCAACCAATGCCGTGTGTGCTTCTGTCTTCATAGTCCTCCCAGAAAATGACTATATCCTGCCCAGAATTCCAGCCACCCCTGTCTATTATCTCTTGTATAACTGTTTTTAGGTCGGGGCTATTATAATCCGCATACTGTGTCCATGCAGGTATAGCATCCCAATCCACTCTAGCTGTAGTTCTGGTAGCCCATCTGGTATCAAAGGCAGCAGCATCATTAGCAAAAGTGACAGCATCATCCACATCTTCAGCACTAATCCTTGTATTGCAGTCATTACCACCATAAGGTGCACCACATCTCACTATTAGATATGCTTCGGATATAGTAGCTCCCTGTTCAACTGCAATACCAGTGAAACGCATACCAATACCATATTGATACGCAGTACTTGACAAAGCCCCAGCACTAATAGCACCCTCCGTTAGCCAAAAACCTAAACTTGTCAACCTACGCATACAGTCATCTGTGCTTGCGCTTACCTGATATGTAGACTCTGTTGGGGATCCTGTGCCTACT